TTACGTCCGTAAAGGTGCATACCACGTACGATGTCTGCGAAAGAGTCTGGATCTCTGTAGTTCTCAACTTTGTTGATCTGCTCTGCAGAGGCCACAGCTTCTTCCTGACCTGCTAAGATTAAACCGAAGTTATCATCTTGTGCAGTTGTGCCAGAAGTTCCTGGTCCAGTACCGTCTTTTGGTAGGTTGTTTGAAACATACACTTTCATGCCGTGAATGTTGTTTGCAACCAAGCCATTTTGTAGACCTGATCCACCGAAGTCTGAATTTAGAAGACGTGAGTCTTCGTCTTTCAACATTTCCATGAAGATTGGATCAACAACTAAGTAACGTCCACGTGAGTCAACATCTCCTGTGTCCATCTGACGAGCCATTCTTGCAATAAGCTGCAATGGTGAGGCTGTTGTGGTTCCCTTTGAAGTTGCTCCTGGTAGTCTAGGTGCTAGAGGGATAGAGTCACCAGTTGTACCTGATGAAGCTGAAGTTGAGATGTTAGTCATGTCAGACATATCTAGGTGGTTAACTTTCAAAAATTCACCATCTAGTTCACCTGCTGTTGGGTGCTGTGCAGAACCTGATACGTTTGTATCATACTGACCAGTTGATGACACTGTACCACACATGTATGCGAGTACATCTACATCAATAGCATCAGCCATTTTGTATGCTGCTCTGTCTGCAGCTAGGCTAACGAAGTCCACATGTGAGAACTGGTCTTCGATGTCATCCATTTTGAAAGCAAAATAGTTAGCTTTGTCAATGGTTAACTGGAAGTCCTGATCGTCTAGGTCTTCTATGCTGATTGCTGTTTTACGCTCAAGAGCGTTGACTGTTACGTCTGGCTCTTTTTGGATGCGTACAACATCACCTTGATTTGCAATCTCTCCGAAGTAGGAGTTGTTTGTGATTGCACTAATTACAGACGCTCTACGTAGAGCAATCTGCGCTTGTTTTGAGTACATTATCGGGCTGAAATTGCCGTTAAATCCACTCTTGCCTGATGCCAATCCTATCATAATAATCTCCTTTATAGATATGGCGTTGAAGTAACACTACATACCCACGATGAAGAGGCTCTTAGTTTTAGGGTAGTCAGCTATGCTTCAAGGGTGGCCGCCCTATCTGCGCTGGGCCTATACTTAGAGGTAGGTCTTTGTGTGGCTAGTGCTTGATTAAAGCATACACACTATTGTTGTGTATATGCTATAGTTTTATCTACGATATTAAAAATGTCAACTGTTATCTTGACATATCATAAATAAATCTTCCGTTACGTTGGGCGTCTAATATTTCTTCTTGACGCTTCTCGTATTCTTTAATAGACATAGCAGCTACCTCAGACTCACGAACCATATTAGCTGATTCATCTGGCTCAGGGGCTGCTGCGCTTTTTGTTTTTATAGAAGATGCTGCTGCCTTTTCTGCAGGTTTAGCTTTCTTCTTGTTTGTAATACCTTTATCTACTTTGTATAAATCTATCACACGTGCTACAGATTTTGCATCATCAACATTTTCGTAAAGAGCATCTTGTACCCACTTAGGTTGATCTTCTGCCCATGTATGAAAGGAATCATCTTGCCTTATTTCAATAAAGTCAGGATGCATCTTAACAAGTTCTGCTTCTGCTTTATCACGAGTGGCATTTAAACGAAGCTCTTCTAATTCTTCCATACGAGTTTCTAACTCTTTAGCAGCATTCTTAGATTTTTTATCAGCAATAGTTTCTATAATGCTTGCTACGTCAGGGTATTCTTTAGTCCAAGCCTCTAGCTCTTCGTCTGATTTAGGTAGAACAAGTTCTTGTTTGGATGCTTTTTCTAACTGTTTTTGTAGTGCTTCTATCTTTGCGTTAAACTCTTCTTCTTTCTTTTGTGAGTGTCTACGCAAATCACCATAGCGTTTCTTGAAGTTCTTCTCCTCAGCACCTAAGTCATCGTCTTCTTGTGCTTTGGCTTCTGGTTTTTCTTCTTGTTTGGTATCACTCTCTGCCTGTACTGGTTCAGCTTCAGGCTCTTCGCTACTGGGTTGATCTTCAGAACTTTCTTCATCTGGTTCAATTCCTTTAGCTCGGAGTGCTTCTTTCTTCATAGCTAGAAGCTCTTCTTCATCTTTCTTTATGCGTTCTTCATTACTTAGGTATCCACCTCTGCCCATTAATACTCTTGGTATTTCAGGTTTTACCATTGGATTAGGTTTAGCTGTTTCATTAGTAGCCATTTGTTTTCTCCTTATGTTGGGGTCAGCCGAAGCCGAGTGGCCTTATAGTTATTTGGATTTTTTATTTTTACTTTTCTTCTTTTTGACCATGCCTCCTTTACTCATCATGCCTCTTCTTGGATCGCCATAGTCAATGTTTGTTCTTTCATTGGAAGGTGCAACTGTTCTACCAATTTTTGCTATACTGTCGCCAGTCTTTTTTGAAGCTAGAGAAAAAGCTTTTGATCTATCCCTGGCTTTTTGTTTTTTCTTTTCTTTGTTGTCTTGTTGAGTAGTACGCATTTGCTGTACTTGAGTTTGTGGTGCAGGTTGCGGTTCAGGTTCTTCTTCTGGTTTAGAAAACGCATTAGCTGCAGCTTCTTTAGCTATTTGTTTGGCAGCTTCTATTTGCGCTCTAGTTAAAGGTACACCTGGAATCTCGGCATCTACACCTGGAGTTGTTATAGGTTGTCCTTCATCTGGTGATGGCCCCATACCTTCAAAACCTGTTAGCTGCATTTGACTAGACTCTTGTGGATCAGGTGTGTAAGGTTGTGCTATGTTCTGATTTGGAGCTAGCGTAGGATCACTATAATCTACATCAGGTCTAACTGGCGTAGGTATCTGAGATACAATTCTCTCAAACTCTTTGCCCTGAACTTTGTCTAATAAAGTTTTAACTAAACCAGGCTCTTCTCTATTTATCAACTCTAATAAACTATTTAGCCTCATCTTATCTACTTCAGAAGTAGCAGGATCAGCTATTCTTCTTTCTATTTCAGCTTTGGTTCTTCTTGTTTTATCCCACATTATTAGTTTAGTAATAGGACTTAACCCAGCAAATATTTTGCTTCCCATAGTTCTCTGATCAGCAATCATAGCTTTTAGTTCTTCTAAAGATAACTCTTTATAGTTTATAGGTGTAGGCGCTGGTGTAGAAGGTTTATCTCTTTTACTAGATGATGACTGTACAGGCTCAGAAGATATACCGTCCATAGTAGGTATAGTGTAGTTAACAACATCGTCTATGGAAACTGCATCACCTGCTGGGTAGTAACCTTCAGGTATTTCCATCTGAGGTACACCGTCCACAAAGGTTATAAATATTCTATGGCCCTCGTCATTCATGTATTCAACTACAGCAGTGTTTACACTAGACAGATCAAAGCCACCCTTCTGAGAGTAGAACGGTTCTGGATTTACAAGGCCGCCTTCGTCAAAATAATTAAAAGGGTTAAGTTTACCTAAATTAGGAGCTATATATTCTTCATACCTATTTTTTCCATCAGGGTTAGTTGTAAAAAAAGGCTCATCATCTTTCTTCTTTACTCTCTTTTCTATATTATCATCCATAGTATTGAAATCAGCAAAACCTGTGTATTGGGCTATGCTCATACCAGCAGGTATATTATTAAGACCAGCAACTTCTACTCCTGGTCCTGTAAAGCTGTCTCCTCCTTTGCCAACATTGCTTTTTAAATAATCTGCACTGCTCATTCCAGCATTAGGATCAACTGCTGCTACATTAGTTGGGGCTGGTGTGGGGGCTGCTGGTTTAACTGCTGGTTTAACTGGTGGTTTGCGTTTTCTTCCAGTAAGAGATCCTCCTCTTATGTCTCTTACAGTTGGAGGTTTTCTAGTTCCAGGTGCGGAATAGCTTTTATATATACTGCCACGGCCTCGTTCAACATTCATACCACCTTCAGACATAGCTACAGGCTCTTCATCATCCATAACATCTAGATCTTCTATAGTTATTTCGATGTCCATATCTTCATCCATCATGGGTTCTCCACCCATACGTCCATCTTGTGCCATCTGAGCATAGCCCATCTTAGCCTCAGCACGTAAGTCTTCAAATAGTTTTACACCATGAAAGTTTACTACATCAGCAGGAATAACTATCTCACCCTCACTGAGGTTGGCTGGTATGTCATCTCTTACGTTTTCTGCATTTGAACCAAGGGGTATTTCATTACCAGAAACAGGATCTACTCCTATTGTATTGTCAGGTACATTACCAAAGTTCATTTCCATTTGTTGTTCAAGTGCCATTATTGACTGTCTCCCTCAGTAATTTTAACTTTCTAAGCACGTCTATCGCACCCTGTTGTCTGTGTATAACATGCGGCTCACTTGCTGTTTCTAACGCACGTTGTCTCATACTTATTAGTTCATCTATATGTTGTTGAAACTGTTCGTAACATTCTGTATCATTGACCAACTGCTTGAGGTGCATTACCTGTAAATCCTTGTTCTTCTGGTAGTGGTGCTGTACCCACTCCTATTTGTGAACCTCCACCTCCAGATGTATCGGCTACGTCCTGTACACCCTGACCTTCTGGTCCTGCTGGTTGTTGTACAGGAGCTTGAAAGCCTTTTAGTATTTCAGCCTGTATAGCTGCATCACCCATAGAGTTAGTAACCTTGTCAGGATCTAAGTCCATACTCTTTGCAATCTCACGTATAATATAATCCATTTTTGCAAAAGGTGCAAGTACTGGATTTTGTGCAACTTGCAAGAACTGCATCAAGCGTTGACTACGTACTTCGTTAGCCATCAAGCTTTCTGTGCCTGATGCGTGTACTTCTAGATCACCACGTATGTCATCATCAAAGTCAAACTGCATGTTAAATGCAAAGAATGCTTTACCTAATGGTCTAATTAAGTAGTCGTCCACATTCTTAACAACCGTTCTGATACTTCCGTTGGCAGCAGACATAAGCATACTAATACCAGAAGCAGTGCGACCAACACCACTAACACCTGTTTGTCCGTGTGCGAATGATGGGAATCCCGTTGACTCATCTGCTAAAACCCTTGCTTTATCAAATAGTTGCATGTTTTCCCCTGCTACATTAGGGAACTTAGTACCGAAGATAGCTTGACCTGGAGCGCCACCTTGTCTACGAAATACCTTACCTGGATACACAGATAGATCTTGACCAGGAACTAAATTAGTTTCATCTACTTCTATGATAAGATTGCCAGACAGTGCAGCATTATCAATAGCCATACGCATAAAGCCATTCATTAATGTCTGTGTATCATCCATGTTTTCAGCAATACCAACACCAAAGAAAGAGTATGGGTTATGCTCATATGGTACAGCATAGTACGGTATGCGTGTAGGCTTAAATGGATTTAGCACAAAGCGTAATACTTCACCGTTGCTTATCCAAACATTACAGTTAACTTCATCTAAGTCACTAAGCTCACTAGGTATATCTACACCATGTTCTTCTAGTAGCTTTGTATCTACGTAACCCCAGAACTCTAACACTTCCCAGCGCTCTGATGTTGGCTGAGTGTCATCGTCTTCCATAGTCATTTCCCAGTACTTCTGTGTATAGTCTGGTCCTTTGTCTATAGCATTCTGTATACCATCATCCATAAAGTATGGACGTGTCTTTAGTTTGCGTAGTTGTGTACGTGACATCTTATGTCTTTGTACGACATACTCTGCCTCTTCCATATCCTTTGCTTCAGGATCAGGGTAGAAATCCCATATAGAAACGTGATCACATTCTGGAACAGTCTTAACAATAGGATCGTACTCACCATCTTCGTTCCAGTTAGGATACTCTTTGTCTACAGCAAATGCACCTTTCATTACACCTGTACCTAGTAGTGCCATTTCAAATGCCATACTTCTTAGGTGTGTAGTAGCGCCTGACTCTTGTAGCTGATCATGGATTTTCTTTTCCATCTTCTTGGCTGCAACCATAGCAGGATGAAATGTAACTGTAGTTCCTGTAGTGCCATCACCTTCTATTATCTTCTCACTAACAGGAGCAAGCTTATCTTCCATACCAGCTAATCTTGCCTGTAGATCAACAAGTGTTTCTCCTGGCTCTAGAGTAGTGTCACCATCTATTAGGTATGGCTTTGGTGGTGTTGATCCCATAGCATCACTGATAGCACCCATTGCATTCTCTGCATTAGGGTCTACATTTATGTGTACAGATTCTGCTACACCATCAGGTAGAACAGAAGGATTTACAGACAAGGGGAACTTGTTATTACCAAACAACACATCCACTATCTGTCCGTAAGCTGCTAGTGTTTTTGTCTTTGTTACCTTTACAAATACACGTGACTTTTCCGTGTCAGTAAACTGCACATCTGAACCATACAATCCTCTATAGTTACGATATGCTTTTAGCCAACGTTGTTCATCAGCATATCTAGAATCTTCTGATCTTTTGTAACGGTCTTTTACAAAACTAACCACACTTCCTTTTTCTTTAAATATAGAATCAAGTGCGTCTTCTGCTGCCACAACATCCGCTGTTTCAAACATTTCTTCCTGTTCAGCCATTATATTCTTCCTTGTTAAAACAATCTAGTTGTATGTCGTAGTATGGGTTGTTTCGGAACTTGTTCCAATTAGAAGAATCAGCCATATTCAAACACTGCTCTTCTGTAAACATCTCTTGCATTATATACTGGTTGCCTGTATAGACCCAATCAGTTCCGTTGTTTCCCCATATACTTATTACTAATACAAAAGCTTTCATTTATTTTTTCTCCAAGGTCCGTTGTTAAAAGCAGCTTGCTCTTCGCAATTAGGACATGTAGTGTTCCACATATTCGTATTGTAAGTTACCTCGCACTTAGGGCAAGTTTGTATTACATCAGTATCCGAACGTTGCGTCACTAGCTTGGAATCCTGTTCTCTGTTTAGCAGGGTTGTAATCCCATATGCTGCTTCTTGGTCTAGTCATTATACCATATCTTAATGCATCATACAAGTGGTCTTCTGCTTTGGTGTCTACATCTTCTGGATTCTTTTTGTCCAGTGGGATGCTTGGTATTTGTGCAATAGTGTTTACACAGTTATTCATAAATACTAACATAGGCTTTTCAGTAAAATCATCTACCTTTAAACGTCTATGTATTTCGTTTTTACCTGCGATACGTGAACCTCTTGAGCGATCAGAAGGACGCCATCGACACCCTTTCATATTCATCTGCTCTGCTAATGATGGTCCAGTATCGCCTCGGTTGTGCCACAAAGAACTATCAAGCACACCGTATCTCATACCTCCATCTTTAAACTCTGCCTCTAGTATCATATCTGCTAGATCTGTAGCTGTAACCTTAGAGACATACATTTCTCGGTAAACTATAAGCTGCTCATCAGGAGCCACAGTAAACCAAAGAACTCCAGTATAACTACCATACCCATAATCGCAAGCACGAAACCT